AGTTTCCCATTTTGTATGAACTTTATTACCAGCTTTGGCATAAGTTCCATTTGGTCCACCATATGGAAATCCTGGATAGTAAGGATCTTCAATTGAGGCAAACTCTGCAGCAAGAGTTTGACCAGCATCTTTTAAAAATGTTTCATCATTTTTATTTGGATTTTTATAATATGCAACTAACTTTGGACGTTTACGTGCAACAAGATATTCTTGACAAATAATATCCTGAGTTTGTTGAGTAAACTTCTGATTGGTGTCAATATTAAGTGCTTGACATGCTGCCTTCAATGTAATAGGAATACATTGATATTTACCAACAGCAAATAGTTTATCTGGACTGCCTGGAGGCAATGCTTGCTTCTCCATAACATCCTTAATTGTCATATCAGTAAGAGTTAATTTTTCTCCACCAATTGAACCACTACCTTTTGGCGCATTACTTCCACGATTAAATGCATCATATCCAGCTGCACCAGATTCACCCTTAGCAATTAACTTAGCCAGTGGTCCAACAATTTCATCTGGATTATCAATATTTTTACCATCTTTAACAGTTGGTTGTGTTCCAGTAGTTGCAGAACCAGATGTTGAACCATCTGGGTCAGTGCTTTGTATTTTTAATTTTCCTGGATCATCAGTAGCATTTTCAATTTGAGCAACACCATTAAGTGTTCCCATCATGATTGGAAGCTGTTCATCTGGATCCATGAACATAATAAGAACCCATGAACCTTCAACTGGACCAATAGGTGTAGAACCAATACCAGAAACACCAGCAGATGTTATTGGTGAAACAGGATATGCCCATGGCAAATCTTTAGTTGGTAATATAGTTTTATCTTCAGTATGCAATCCAACAATACGTACTTGGCAACGACCAAGTTTTAATGGATCATCTCTACCTTCAACACAACCTGTATAAAATTTGTTAATCATTTGGTTGCTGCCTTATCTAAATTTACTATCAATGAATCTTTGATTAATTGTATATGACACTCATGTTTCTCACGATCAATTACATGATTAATTGTAGCGATCAAATAATTACCACTAATAATATTATCTAAAATATCTTCGTCTTTATCACTACCTTTAATTGGTTCTGCTTTGTAACTTTTAACATTAGCTACCTGTCCAACAGTATAATCAGTTCTTCCTGGAACAACGATATTAATTTTATATGCCTCTGCCTGCTTTAAACGAGATACTCGTTTTTGTCTAATACGAACATCAGAAACCTCTTCATAATCTGTAAATAAAGTGTTCTCAATGGTATCATTATACATTGATGCACGAAATGTCGTATAAATTTGATTTGATGCAACTGGAAACTTATTTAATCGAGTTTCATCAGTACCCCAATCTTTTAAGAAAGAATGTTTTAAATTATAATATTCTTTCTTGGCAATATCCATAAAAAGCATTTGAGAACCATAAGCACCACCAGTAACTCTATCCATGTAATCATGAGTAATTGGTATATTAAGTTCAGTTATTCTTCGATAATCTATATCTAAATTACGTTTAGAACTACCACCTGGAGTAACAGTATCTTGTGAGTTATTATATTGGAAATATTGAATTGGTTGTTGCGAATTTAATTTATCAAGAGAAACAAAATTAAACCCAACACGATTCTCATAGAAAAGATAAGTTGGTGAGTTATTTTTATTCTGTGCTTTTTTACAGATAAAATTTAAGTTTCTTACTGGTGACCAAAAGTTAGAAACGTATTTGGTTTTATTACCAGTCTCTTCTACATTAGCCGATTTATTTGAATTAAGACCATCTTCTCCAATAAGTTGTTTTGCTATATCAGAGATCTTACCATCAAATCCTTTTGATAACTTTGAATTGATATCATTAATGGCTTCAATTGAAATAAAATGTAATTGATATACAAGACTTCTTTCAGCAAGATATTCTCTATCTGCCATCTTGTAAATATAAAACCTACCTTGTATAACACCATCTTTTGGTTTAGTTTTATCTAGGGTTGGTGTAAATAATTTTAGATCAATAACTTCTTCACCAACGAATGGAAAATTACTTGCAAAATCTAATGACTCTTTAAATATTAAAGAACCAGATATGAATGGTGAAAACATATCTTCAAATATTTGAACAGTCAATAATTGATTTGATACGTTAAACTTCTTTTGTGTAATTAAAGAAGTGATGGTAACCTCAGCGACATTAATGTCACCAGCAAACCTTACTTGATCTGAACTACCTGCTTTGGGGTCAATCATAAATTATGGATTCATTAATTTTTGGAACTCGTTCATCATCTGTTGGATGATTCCTTTAGAAACAATCTTTAGTCTACGCTTTTCCTCATTGATACCTTCTTCATATGTTATATTATCAATAGGTGTTGCTAAAGGATAATCATCATTTACTACATATCCATTTTCATCTTCATAGTGATGTATTTCATAGATACTATCGTTACCATATTTGTCTTTACAGTACTGAACCAATCTTTCGTATGGTAGTACCCAGTCTTTTATATAATCATATCGTTCATTAAATATCATTAATGCCCAATGAAAGTCTGGTGTTCCATAAAGTTTCTCAGAAACTATCTCTGGAGTTTCTCCATCAACAATATCATACTCATCATATAAAGTTACGTTATCTAAGACTTTTTTAAATACTCTTACGTTTGCAGTAATGTCACGAACAACTACAACTTTCTCGCTATCACCAATAGGAAAGTTATAAAATATTTCTGGTAGGTAGTTAAAATATGACATTAGAAGTTATCCTGAATTTGTGCTTTTGTCAAGATTGCCAATTCTAAGAATGTAAGGGTTACGTTAATCTGTGTTGGCATACCACCATCAAAGGTATTAAATGCACCATTTGGTGTATAGTTTACAGACAAATCTTTTAATACGCATGATGTATGGCGATGTAGATTTAAGTTTTCTGTTCCACCCTGATAGTAATAGATATCGAATTCAGATGGATAGATGAATACAAAGTTATTTAAATCTTTATACTCTGGGTGCATGTGTAATTTAAATGTATTAATAATTTTCTTTACAGCTCTTGCCTCACCTTCACTTCTTGGTGAAAATGTATAATCGAATGTAAACGTACGAAAATCTACATTCTTGAAAACCTGTTCTTTCTTTGGATTTGCTGCAAGACCAGAAGCTGCAGATAGAGCACCACCACCTGGAGCATTAAGTGCCACATTTGTAAGTATGCTACCAGCTGTTCCCATAACATTACTTTTAGCACCAACAGTAGCAACTGCTTTTGCTACTTCTCGAGCACCCATTGCTGCTGCTTGGAACGCAAAGGTATCTTCAGTTTGCCAATCCATTGAGTAACGGATATTTAACTGGTTTGGAACATGAAGTGCAATCGCTTCAGTAATACGTTTTTGCTGACGAGCCATACCACTAGAAGCCAATGCAACAGTACCAGCCTGTGCTGCTCCACCAACTGCACCAGTTATACCACCCTCAGTAGCAGTCTTAACATCAAACTTACCTTGTAATACTGTATTAACTCCAGTACCAGTAACTGCACCTTTAAGTGCTTGTCCTGCAGTTGCTTCGAGTTTGTTTAAATTTTGCCCAATAAGATCACCACGCAATCTTGGAGGAATATCACCAGTAATTGCAGTAGCAGATTTATCTGTTAACAATTTAGAATCATCTGCCACGTTAATATAAAACACAACATAGTTACCACCATATTCTGCTTTATTATTGTATAAATCATCTGGGTAAGTAGTACTACCGATGTTGTATCGGTTTTTCTCGAACGCAGTAGTCATTCCGTTATTTTGAACGGTATCTCCATTCTCGTTCATTCTACTGCCCCCACGTGCGGGACTTAATTGTTTTTTAGCTGAATCTTGAATAAATTGGGAGTTCTCTGCCATATTATTTTCTCTCGGTGGCTTATTATATTATTTAGGCTCGCAGTAGTAGTCTAAATAAAAGGTGGTTATTTATTTCCTATAGTATTTATGTTCCATAAAAGACGATTCATTCCTACCTTTCCAGAAAAATACTCAGGCGATCCTACGTGTATAATTATGCGTAGTTCTTGGGAGACTAAATTCGCCTCATGGTGTGATAAAAACCCATCAGTCGTAAAGTGGAAATCTGAAGAAACAGTAGTACCGTATCGCTGTCCAACGGATGATAAAATCCATCGCTATTTCGTGGACTTTCAGATTCAGATTAAAAACAAAGAGGGTTTACTAAGAACTTATCTAGTTGAGGTTAAACCAGCTGCACAAACTCTTCCACCAATATATCCAGGTCGTCAAACTCAGCGTTATTTAAATGAATCCATGGCTTTTATCAAAAATCAGGCTAAATGGAAAGCAGCAACTGAATATGCTAAAGATAGAGGGTGGGAATTTAAGATTATTACCGAGCATGAACTTGGTATTAAATGACCTAAATAATTGAATGGCTACCACATCTAAAAACCCATCGATGCATGAGACTTTTGAACGTAATAAATACGATCTCAAAACTGCAGCACGCAAGTCTCGTGCATGGTATACCCAACAAGTATTGCTTCTTAGTAAGCAAGGGATAACTCCACAGAGATTAATGAGAGAAGATACGTCTTCCCTCAAAGCACGTATTATTCCTGGAAATCTCTACATGTATGTTTATGATCCTAAAACTAAAGCGGATCTGCCTTATTACGATAGGTTTCCTCTCGTATTTCCCTATGCGACTGCTCCTGGTGGTTTCATGGGTTTGAATATGCACTATCTACCTTATCCTTTACGTATTCGTTTATTAGATCGTTTAATGATATTTAAGAATAATGATAAGATGGATGGAACTACTAGATTAAAATACTCATGGTCAATTATAGCTGGAGTATCAAAATTTAAAATGGCAGAACCATGTATTAAGCATTATCTATTACCACATGTAAAGACTGCTTTTAAGAAAGTAGATGTTAATGATTGGGCAACAGCAATGCTACTGCCAGTTGAACGATTCGTAAAAGCACCCAAAGAAAAAGTATGGAAAGACTCACAGGCTAGCATATGAACATATCAGATTTCGTAACACAAATAGGAAAATCAGGTCTTGCCAGATCTAATCGTTATTCGATTGAGATGTCACTTCCAGCAACAACTTATACTGACAATGATTATAGAAAAATGTTATTGTTGTGCGAAAGTATTCAACTTCCTGGACTAAACCTTAATACTACACAAATACGAACATTCGGTGAAATTCGTGAAATGCCTTATGAATTTAACTATGATCCAGTTCAATTTAGTTTTTATGTAGATGGTGATATGGTTATTAAAGGAATTTTTGACCAGTGGATTCAAAGTATTCAGCGTGGTGCTACAAGAAATTTCAACTATTATAAAGATTATATTAGTGATCAGGTTAAAATATATGTAGAAGATTTAAACGATGAAACAAAATATATTGTAACTTTGTACGAAGCATACCCAAAGAATCTGTCTTCAGTTCAAATGGGATATGATCAGAAAGATGTAATGAAATTAAATGTTACACTTATGTATAAACATTGGAAATCTGAAGTTATATCGAAGAAAGAGCGTCCTACTGTTAAAACATTCCCAGCAGAACAAATTCTTCCAGAAACATTAGAATATAATAATACTGTCACTAACTATACAGACGCAATGGGTAATATTGCCTTTAACTATCCTTAAGGAAAATAAAATGTCAGAGAACATTAGCGCAAGCGAACAGAAAAAAGAAGATTGGATGAATTCCAAATGGCGTCCAATGATGGGTTGGATGTATATGGGAGTTTGTTGTTTTGACTTCGTACTCGCTCCAGTTATGTGGAGCCTTTTACAATCATTGAGTCATGGTGCAGTTCAAACACAATGGCAACCATTAACACTACAAGGTGCTGGTTTATTCCACGTAGCCATGGGTGCTGTTCTTGGTA